AGCAATGGTATCAAGGAGAATATTTATTTACAATAGACAGTTGTCATGCAGATCACAATCTACCTAATATAAATTACTCACAAGTTCCTGCAGAACATAAATCTTTTAATATTATAGAATTAGATAACGGACATTTTGCAGCACAACCTAATAATAGAACTTTATTTTACGACAAATCATTAACACCATCAGAACCAAAACAACCAGATTTTAAAGTATCTACTATAGAATATAACGTAGAATCTGTAAGCAAATGGACTGCTGGTGATGATACAAATTATTTTTACAAATTCCTTGAACAAAAATAAATAACGTGTTATAATAACACTGATCGCCATAATGGGATCATAACATAACGCTTAACGGAGGTTATATGAATATTATAAATTGGGAACCGTACAAACCATTTACTGTAGGGTTCGATTCATTACTAGACAGACTCATGGATATAAACACTGAGTCACCAAACTACCCACCATACAATATTAGAAAAGTTGATAGCTTAAACTATGTAGTCGAAATGGCTATAGCTGGTTTTGGCAAAGCTGATATTAATATTGAATATGCAGATAACACTATGACAGTTAAATCTATTAAAAAAGAAAAGACTGATGATAAAGATATTTTGCATAAAGGTATTTCGCAGAGATCATTTATCAGATCGTTTGCATTAGCAGATGATATGGTAGTGAAAGATGCTAAGATGGACAATGGTTTACTTTCAATAAATATTGAGAAGATTGTACCAGACGAAAAGAAACCTAAAACAGTAAGCATTAAATAAGGGTAGGGGCCTTGTGCCCCTCTCTAACAGGAGACAATATGGATGCAAGTACATTAAAAGACAAGTTACTAAATGTATTAGATGAAGCAATAGCTGCTAATAAAGATCAGATATCTGGTGTAGGAGCAGACGATTTCGCATCATATAAATACATGTTAGGTATATCTCATACTCTAGAAGATATGAAATCTAGAGTCACTGAGGAATTTAGGAAACTATACAAGGAGGAAAATGTATGACGTTACCAAAACCATCAGGATATAGAATATTATTAAAACCCAGAGAGATATCTGAAAAGACAAAAGGGGGCATAATATTAACTGACGAATCTAGAGACGCAGCTAAATTTTCATGCGTAGTATCACAAGTTATTGATATGGGATCTGATTGTTACCATGATAAAGAAACTAAATGGTGCAAAATAGGAGACTGGGTTCTTACAGGAAAGTATGTAGGACTCAAAGTAAAACACGAAGGACAGGAGTATTCACTTATAAATGATGACGAAGTTGTGGCTGTAGTGCTAGATCCTTCAAAAATATCCCACAAATAGACTTGCATATATCTACCATTTAGTATACAATATTCGGAAAGCGACATACGCGGATCGCAACCGAAGGAGGTCTAAGTGGTAGACGAAACTAAAAAAGAAGATATACAGGAAGAACAAGAAGAAATAATTGTTGATCTTCCAGGAGAAGAATCTGAAGGTAAGGAAGAATCCAAACCTGAAGAGCAACCTGAACAGGAAGCTCCAGTCCCATCAGAAGAAGTTGTAGAAGAAGAACCTGAAGACGAGGAACCGTCTGAAGAGGAAGAAGATACAGAAAGCTCGGAAGATGAGGAGGAATCTAAAGATAAAAAACAATTTGGCAAGAGGGCTGAGAAAAGAATCAAACGTCTTGTTAAAGAGAAAAAAGAGTTAGAAGCACAACTCAAAGCAATGAAGGACCAAGAAGAAACTTGGACTTCTGAAAGAGAAACACTTCAATCTCGTACTAAAGATTCCGAGTTGCAAGCCATTAATTCATACATAGAAAGATTAAAGGCTCAAGAGAAACAGTCCTTAACTGCACTCAAAACAGCAAAAGAAGCAGGAGATATTGATTCAGAAATTAAAGCACAAGATGCTTTAGCTTCAGTCAAAGCAGAAACTTTAATTGCACAGCAGTACAAAGTAAGGGCTGAGTCTGATACACCTAAAAAAGATAAACCAAAAAGTAAACCTAAAACAGAAAATCAATCTGCTCAGGATTATGCACCAGATCGTCAAGCTTTAAATTGGCAAAAACGAAATGAGTGGTTTGGAGGATCTTCAACAAAAGATCGTATCATGACCCAAGCAGCTATGGTTATTCACAAAGAATTGGTTGAAGAAGGTATTGTACCTTCTACTAGTCCAGATGAATACTATAACGAATTGGATTCTCGTATTCGAGGAGAGTTCCCAGAACGATTTAAGAATAAAGCAGCTAAAAAAGTTCCACCAGTTTTGAGCGGAACGCGCTCTGCTATCGGGAAAAACCAAGTTAAGTTATCTAAATCAGAAGTTGATATGGCTAACAGACTAGGAGTTTCCTTACAAGAATATGCGCGACAAAAAGTGCGCCAACAGGCGGGAGGTTAGAAATGACACAAGCAACAAAAAGCAGCCGTAAAAGTCGGGACTCGGCACCTCGAAGTAAACCTTGGGAACCTTTAAAAAGATTGGACATTCCCGAAGGAAAAAAAGATGAAGGTATGGAATATATCTGGGTAAGACACGAACTGTTAAATACACCAGATGATTCAAATGTTCATGAAAGATTGCGCGAAGGATACGTGCCAGTCACACCTGGGGAACTAGGAGAAGACTTTCACGCTGACGTGCTATCTGCTGGTAAACACGCAGGTACGGTTAGATCTGGAGATTTAATCCTTATGAAAAATACAAAGGATTTTGTCGCACAGAAAGAAGCGTACTACGACGATCAGACGAGAAAAATGGGTAATGCATATAGCGCTGAATATATGAAAAACCAAAACCCAAATATGCCAGTATCTGACGATTCAAAATCTTCTGTCACGCAGGGATCTGGATCAAAACCAAAATTCGAAGAGTAATCTTAGGATGGCTCTGAGAAGGATTTAATTAACTACTTGCAATAAGGAGATTATTATGGCAGGATATGGATTAGAACCAATTAGACAAGCTAATGGGGGAACAATCAGAGCCAATAATTTTTCTGACGGAAACGGATATAGAGTAGCTGCTACTGCACCTTCAGCATTTTTTGAAGGCGATTTAGTAACTTACTCTGCTGGAAACATCGTAACTGACATGGCTGGAGCTTCTCCAGGAGCAGTTGTTGGTGTATTCTGGGGTGCTGAGTACGCAGATAATTCAAGTGGGGACGTTAAATTTGTACGTTCGATTGCCGCAGGCACAGTTGCAAAAGCAAAATTTAAATGCTTTGTCTATGATGACCCAAACACTTTGTTTAAGATTCAAGCAGACCAAGCTGCTACAGCTATTGCTGCTGCAGACGTGGGCAAAAACGTACAGATCGTAGCAAGCCCTACTGGCTCAACAGTAACATTCAAATCAGGTCTAGTAGCTGATTCAAGCACAAAGAATACTACAAACACTTTTCCACTACAAATTTTAGGTAGTGCACAAGATGATTTAGGATTCACAGCTGCAGGAACAGCAATGGATATCATGGTTAGAATTAACACTCACCAACATCGTAACGGCGCTACAGGCGTTACAGGTATATAATATAAGGAGTAAATAATTATGGCTATATCAAGAGGTCAGATCCTTAAAGAATTAGTACCTGGCTTACACGCGATTTTCGGAACTGAATATAGCAGATACGAAAACGAGCATGCCGTACTATTCGATGAGGAATCATCAAACAGAGCTTTCGAAGAAGAAGTCCTATTTCCAGGATTTGGCGAAGCTTCTGTAAAATTTGAAGGTCAAGCAGTAAACTATGCTGATACTGGAGAAGGTTGGGTAGCAAGATACAATCATGAGACTATCGCTATGGCGTTCTCAATTACTGAGGAAGCTATGGAAGATAATCTTTATGACAAGATGTCTACCAGACTAACAAAAGCATTAGCTAGATCAATGGCTTCGGCTAAACAAACTAAAGCAGCTAACGTATTCAACAATGCTTTCTCAGCTACTCAATTAGGTGGCGACGGTAAAGTATTAGCAGCTACTGATCACCCACTACAAAGTGGTTCGACACAAGCAAATACGTTCACAACACAAGCAGAACTTTCAGAAACATCTCTGGAAGATGCGTTAATTGGTATCGCAGGATTTACTGATGATAGAGATATTCCAATCGCTCTACAAGGTAAAACCTTGCACATTCCAAGACAACTTGTGTTTGTTGCGGAAAGACTAATGGCGTCTCCGTACAGACCTGGAACTGCAGACAATGATGTAAACGCACTAGTATCTAAAGGGATGCTACCAGGCGGTTACCACATTAACCACAGATTCACTGGTCAGAAGCGTTGGTTCATCAGAACAGATTCTCCACACGGAATGAAGATGTTCACAAGATCACCAATCAACACTTCAATGGAAGGTGACTTCGAAACAGGAAATGTAAGATACAAAGCTAGAGAGAGATACTCATTTGGGTTCTCTGACTGGAGAGGTATCTGGGGTTCAAACCCATCCTAAACACTATGGGGGCGGCGTAAAAACTGCCCCCTTTATAAACCCATAGACTGCGTAAGCAGACTGAACAACAAGGAGTAAGACAATGGGATCAACTACTTTTTCGGGCCCGATCAAAGCGGGCACAATTAAAGATACGACAGGAACTGACTTAGGTAAGAACGTAAAAAATACTGGTCAAGTTGTAATGTCACAAACATTTGCTATAGACTTATCTAATGGTGCAATATCTGCTGATGAAACAGATGTAGTAATACCAGCAAACTCACAAATTATTGATTGTGTATTTGATGTAATTACAGCAGCTAGTGGTACTACTAATATTAGTATTGGTGATACTGTAGGTGGAGCAGCAACTATCGTTAACACTTTTGCGAGTGGAACAAACGCAGGTAGAATCAGACCAACTACACAAGCTGGTGGAGCATTAGCTTGGGAAGATGTCGGATCAAGCGATATTAAGTTAACTGTAACTACTTCAGCAGCAACAAGTGCTGGTGAAATAAGAGTGACTATTTTATACTCACAAAATACTAACTTAGGTTAATTAATCAAGGGGGCAGCAATGTCCCCTAATTTTTAGGAGAATAAAATGAGTTTTTCAACAGACGTAAAAGCAACCAGAGCAACAGGTAATGGAACTATCTTTGCAGGGCGAACTAGACTCAGAGGTGTTATCGTAGTAAGCGATGGCGGTGGAGCAGGTTCAGTTCTTCTTAGAGATAATGATGACCAAACTGTAATACAGTTTGACATACCAAACGGTGATGTATTTGCTTTTAATTTACCAACAGATGGAGTAGTATTTCCTGATGGAATGAAAGTCCACAGTTTTTCTAACGTAACATCTATTACAGTTTTCCATGACTAATGATGAGATGCAGAACAAGTTAGAGATAATTGAAATGAAAGGTGAATTAAAATTACTTCATCAAAAAATAGATACTATTAAATCCAATGATTTAGTTCATATGGAAAAAGCTATCAACGGTATTAACAAAGTATTATGGACAGTTGGGGTAATGGTATTTGCACAATTTATTTGGTTAATCAAAACTGTTCTTATGGGATAGGAGTCTAGATGGTTACATCTGGTACACATACATTTAATTTAGATAGCGCCCAAATTATAGAAGAGGCGTTTGAGAGAATTGGCCAGCAAGCTAAGACTGGTAATGATTTAAGAACTGCAAGACGTTCTTTAAATTTAATACTAACAAAGTGGGTCAATGATGGAGTTAATTTATTTACTCTTGATCTAGATACAATTAGTATGACTAAAGATCAAGATCATATTACAATATCTGCATCCTCACGCCTCGATATATTAGACGCTACTATTAGAAATAATTCTGATACAAACAATCCACAAGATGTATCTTTAGAAAGAATTAGTCTTAGTGACTATTTACAGATACCAACTAAAAAAGACACAGGCAAACCTGTACAGTTTGCTGTAGAAAGAAACGCACAATTTACTTCATCTGGAGCAGCTAATCATAAGATTTACTTATGGCCTGTGCCAGATCAAACATACTATCAAATGTTAGCATGGTCTATCAAATACCCACAAGATGTTTCAGCAACATATACACAAAATCCAGAAATACCAAGAAGATATTTACCAGCTTTAATAAGCGCATTAGCTGTAGAACTAGCAATTAAATTTGCACCAGATAGACTAAATGTTTTAAAACCACTATACGATGAAGAGTGGATGAAAGCAAAAGAGGAAGATAGAGAAAGAGTTAGCTTTACCGTACAACCACAGGTTTACTAATGGCTAGATATGCTAAAGGCAGAAGAGCGGTTTTAATAGATGACCGTTCTGGTTTTAAGATTAGATATAAAGATGCTCGTACTGAATGGAAGGGAACACGAGTATACAAAGGTGATTTTGAATCTAAACATCCACAGCTAGAACCCCAAAAATATATACCAGCCCCTCGCGGCAATGCTTTATTTAAAGCAAGAACTGATAACGACAGCGTACCAACTAACATTTCTTTAGGTCCGTTACACGGAAGATTTTCTGCTGGCGCTGAAGCAAACTTTGGTCAACCTATAATAAGTTTAATAGAAACTGCAAATGGTTTACAATTAACCACGTCACGAGGTACACCAGGAGTTGCATTAGTACAGCCTATTGCAGGTTTATCAGCTACATCAGATGTTCTTGGTAGAACAGTTACAAAGACTGTAACAGTTGTTTCTTCAGGTGGAAACAAATATGCTATCGATGGAGTTACTCAAGCTACATTAAATTTATATGAGGGTAATACATACATCTTTGATAGTTCAGATTCTTCAGTTTCATCACATCCATTTTTACTAAGTGCTACATCAAATGGTTCACATGGTGGAGGATCTGTATATGATACTGGTGTAACTTATCAATTAGATGGATCAAATGTTGCTAATGTACTTGCATACTTAAATGGATACAGTACAGCAAGTTCTAGAAGTTTAACTATAACTGTAGGTAGCGGTACACCAACTTTATATTACTACTGCAATGTCCATTCTGGTATGGGTGGTGTTGCATATACACCAGATTCACCATTAACTATTAACACAACAGAAAATGCAAATGGATTAGAGGCTACAGTTTCACAAGGTAATGTAACTAAATTAATAGGTCAACCACTTACAGGTATAGCAGCAAATGCTCAACAAGGAACTGTAACTTTAAATAGCACAGAAGACGCTAATGGATTGCAGGCTACTGCGTCTATTGGATCTG